GGCCTCTTTGCTCAGTGGATTTGGCGCTTCCTCGAGTATGGCACGGCTCCGCACAACACGGCAGCAGGCGGCGGAACGGTTAAGGGGCGCTCTGATTTCCATCAAGGAATCGGAAACATCCACCCCGGCACGCCAGCGCAACCGCACATCTTCCCCACGATGCGCGCTTTCAAGGCTACGGCAGCCAAGATCAAGCGGGCGGCAATCAATAAAGCCTTCCGAGAGTTCAACGGGAAATAGCAATGGCGAGCGCCGAGTTGGAACTACAGGGCGCGTTCGTTTCGCGCCTTAAGGCTGACGCGCCCCTTACGGCGCTGATCAGCGGCAGGGTCTACGATCAGTCGCCTTCGCCGGTGACTTATCCATATGTGACGATCGGAGAGGCTCAGACGCTACGCGATGACGCCACGTGCGTGTCCGGCGGAAGGGTCTATCTGACGCTTCACGCATGGTCTACGGCGGTAGGCTTCCCAGAGGTTCGTCGCGTCGCGGATGCGGTCGTCGAAAGCCTGCATCTGGCGCCGATATCGTTGGCGACCAATCATCTTATTTCACTAAGCCACCGACAGACGCGGGTGTTTCGCGATTCTGACGGCATCACTTCGCACGCGGTCATCGATTTCGTTGCCTACGTCGAAAAGCCGACTGCGTAGCGCGGGCGGCACAACCAACGCGCAACCGCGCTAACCCTACATGAAAAATTAGGAGACTATAATGGCATCAGTCGGTCAGGTTCTCGGCAGAACCCTGCTTATCCAAATAGGCGATGGCGGTTCGCCCACGGAGACGTTCACAAATCTTTGCGGCCTGAAAACCCGCAGCTTCAACATGTCGGCAGGTGAAGTCGACACGACCATTCCGGACTGCGCAAATCCTGGCAACGTTGTTCAGAAGACCAGCCGCCCCGGCATTGCAAACCGCACCTTCACCGGTTCTGGCGCTTACGTTGCCGGCGCAAACATGTCCGCGTTCATGACCAATGTCATAAACGCAACGGCATTCAACGCCAAGGTCATCGTTCCTGGTCTCGGGACCTTCACCGGCAGCTTCTTTGTCACGGACTTTAGCGCGAGTGGCGATGTCGAGCCGAACATGGAGTTCAGCGCGACCTTCACAGCCGCCAACGTTCTGACGTTCGTCGCTGAAGCCTAATCCCTACATTGAGGAGAACACATGACTGAATACAAGTACCCGGTAAACGAGGCGCGCGGCGAAGCGCGCCTCATCATCGACGGCGTCGAGCTCGTTCTTGCTGCCACGATGGGAGGCCTTTCGGCCGTTTCTACTCGGCTGCAGTGCAAGTCGCTCAACGATCTGTTCCTGCGCCTTTCTGGCGTGGAGGCGGCTGCTACCGTCGCAGGCATCGAGCTTCTGACGATCAAGGGCAACGCGATCGAAGCAATCACGAAGCTCAAGCTGAAACACTTCCCGTTGTGCGCTGCTGCATTCTCCGCGGTACTCGCTCACCATTTCGAGGACGAAGAGGGAAACGTGGAAGCCGCCGACGAGGCGGCGTAGACAGCGAGCCGGTCGATGATGACCGGCCATTCCCTTGGCGACAATGGATGCGACTAGGGATTGGCGGCTTGAAATGGCGACCAGCCGACTTCTGGGATGCGACGCTTACTGAGTTCTTCGAGGCCATCAACGGCCACAACGAGGCGCAAGGCGGCGAGACTGAATCGGACGCTCCGAAGGCGAGCGAGATTGACGCGCTGGTGGCGAAGTACGGCCAGTAGCACCTAGCCCGTCACCGCGCGGGCTTTTCTTTTTTATAGGGCGGGCCATGGCTGACAACGACAACAATCTAGTCTTTACCGTCAGTTCGGACATGTCCGCAGCCCAGCGCGGGCTGAGCAAATTCGTTACTGACGTCGGCACGTCGACTGCGCAGATCGCGAAGAAGTTTGAAGCGGCTGGCGCCCAGATCGACAGATCCACAACTGCGCTTCAGACCCGCATCAACATGGTCGTCGGCCTCGGATCCAAGGCCACCAAGGAGTGGACCGGCGCGCTCGCCGACCAAGGCAAGGAGCTTGAAAGGCTTCGAGCTCGATACAGCCCGCTGTTTGCAACGCTCAACAACTACAAGACTGCCGTAGCCGAAATAAAGCGCGCGCACGCCATCGGAGCCATTTCTGCTGGCGAGATGACCGCAGCGCTAAGCAGGGAGCGGCAAGCCGCACTTGCATCGACGGCCGCGATCAAGGGCCGCAATTCGGCACTTGTGGCTGCCAACGATTCCGCTGGTGGCGTCGGCTCACGTCGGCAGGTTCTTGGCTACCAGGCGTTCGATATCGGGCAGGGCCTCGCCTCTGGCATGCCGCTTGGCATGATCGCTGCCCAGCAGGGTCCGCAGATTGCACAGCTTTATGCTGGCAATGGTGGCGTTAAGGGCGCGTTGAAGGACGTTGCGGCCATCGCTGGAGCAGCCGCTGCTTCAGTTGGTGCTCTGCCATTGGCATTGGCCACAGCCGGCGCGGCAGCCCTTGCGTATTTCAAGCTGACAGAAAAGTCGGCTAAAACTGTCGATGAGGTGCTCAAGGAGCACAGCGAGAATATCAAGGCGCTTGGCGATGCCTATGGTGTCGCGGAGGAAAAGGCCAAGGCATACACTGCCGCTGACCGCGCCGTCGCGACTGCGGCCACGCATGGCAGCCTTGAGGACCTCAACAAGAAGCAGGTGGAGGCCGCTCGCGAGCTTCGCAAGCAGTTCGGCAGCATGCAAGCCCCGGGCAGGGGCGGGCAGTCATTCTTCAACCTGTTTCCAGACTACAAGCCATTTGCGGGCGCCTTTCAGGATCTCGACAATGGCATCCGCAAGGGCCGCGTTGAGGGCGAGAAATTCATCGATGCGATCTCCGAGATCGCGCGGATCAACCCGCAGTACGATGAGTTCGCCAACAAGATCCTGAAGTCTGCCAAGCAGTTCCTTCAGCTTAATACAGAGGTGTCGAAGACAAAGGATCTGCTTACGCAGATCGGTACGCTTTCGCCTCTTGATCCGCTAGGCGTGTTTAACCCGCAGCGGGCGCTGGATGAGAAGGCGGCACGGACGCCGTCGCAGACGCAGCAGTTGCAGGCGCAACGTGAGGCAATGCGGCAGCAAGCCTTTGCCAGAACGGTGGCTGAACGTGAAGCTGCCGCTAAGGCGTCCGCCGCTGCACAGTACAACCCAGACGAAAACCCGACCGATCGCGAAAATCGTATCGCGATGGCAGGATATCAGGCTCGGCTGGATAGTGAGCGTCAGCTTGCCGACGCACAGCGCGAGCGCGAACGCGGTCTGGCGCGGATCCTGCCTGATCAGCAGCTTGAGATTGACCTCATAGGCAAGACCGGCGGTGCCGCTGTTGCGCTCCGCAAGGAATACGAACTGATCAGCGCCCTCAAGGAAGAGGCTGCGCGGAATGGGACCAAGGTAGACGACGCGGAAATAGCCGCGATCAAGGAGAAGGCAAAGCAGCTTGGCCAGCTGACCGACACCTACAATAAGCTGAAGTTGCAGCAGGATTTGCTTCTGGATGCGCGTTTCAACTCGCTATCCAAACAAGACCAGCAGATCACCACGGTCCTGCGTCAGTACGGTCTGTCGGAAGATCTGAACAGCAACGAAGCCGGAGCGATACGCAGATCGCTGAATATCGAGGATGCACGCGAAGAGCTGAAATCGTTCTTCGGTGACTTCAAGGACGCGCTGCTCAATAACGGCGGTGACATCGGAAAGGCGTTCGCGGAATCCATCAGCAATGCACTGCTGAACTCTGCATCGAAGATCTGGGACAAGTGGATTGACCAGTTCGTCAATCAGCTGATCAGTTCCGTCACTGGCAACGCAAGTTCTGGTGGAGGCAACAGCGTTGGCTCCGCGATCGGCAAGGCGATTGTCGGAGAGGTGTCCAGCAAGGCGCCGGTTACTCCGGTGACGCGCGCGCCGCTAGGCGACATTGCATCCTACATCAGCGATGCAGCCATCAAGCGCGGTATCGATCCAGATATTGCTCTCCGCGTTGCTAAGTCTGAGGGCGGGCTGAGTAGTTGGAATATGCAATCCAACTATTTCAAGAACGGCGTGCAAGAGCAGTCCTTTGGCCCATTTCAACTGTACAAGGGCGGCGGGCTCGGCAATGCCTTCATGGCGAAGACGGGGCTTGATCCAGCCTATGCCGCCAACGGTCCTGCTGGCGTCGACTTTGCGCTAGATTATGCAAAGAAGAACGGCTGGGGCGCTTGGTACGGGGCTGGAAAAGCTGGAATCGGTGATTTCGAAGGTATCAACGCTAGTGTTGATAAGTTCTCAAAATCGCTAGGCGGCGCAAGCGAAGCCATCAATGTTCAGTTCAGGCGCACCACAGATGCGGCATCGGGACTGGGCAAACTGGCGACGTCTACCGACTCGGCAACCGACGGCCTCGGGCAGTTAGGAACTGGCCTCAATAATTTCGGCCAGAAGCTATCGACGTCGTTCTTCCCCAACGCGCCTACCGGCGGCGGCGGGGGTGGTTGGTTGTCGGCTCTCTTTGGCGGAGCGTTCGTACCAAATGGCGCGCAGGCAACCCTTGCTGCTAGCGGCGGCATCGGCCTCTACGCCGACGGTGGTCACGTATCCGGCCCTGGCGGGCCGACAAGCGACGACATTCCGGCGATGCTGTCCAACGGCGAGTACGTCATCAACGCATCAGCAACCCGCCGTCACAGGCGCCTGCTTGATGCGATCAACTCCGGCTCG